TGCATACTTCATTTTCTCACCATCACCATCTGCAGCATATCCTGGGATAGACTCAAGAATAGTAGACACGTTAGGAGAACATACTAGGAAGTTTGCACCACCACGTAATGTTTTAGCGTGAATTTGGTTAGAAACTTTTTGCAATTTAGTTCCTAAAGTAGAGAACCAAGTACCTTGTACATATGCGTTACCGCTTACGTTAGGATCGTTAATGAATGCAGAACCATTCCAAACCTCGTTTGTACGTGCAGACCAGTACTCAGTAGTGTCAGCAGCAGAAATCAACATATCTAAGATTTCTAAGTCAATTTCCATAGAAACGTACTCAGACAACATAGCTGTTAATTCAGCTTCAGCATCTACAGAGTGGTATGCGTTAAGGTCTTGTGCAAATTCTGGAGTCCAGCTTGCTTTCAACTTACGAGTCTTAGCAGTCACTGGAATAGAACGCATTTGCAATTCGATTTCAGGGATGTTAAGGTTAGTATCTAATGTACGACCGTTAGCAGTTTCGAAGTCGCTACGAGCGTCATTAGTAGGTTGGATAGAGTAACTAACAGCAGCAGTTGCCCATGAACCAGTTGTGATAGCAGAGTTTGCTACAACGAAGATCAAGTCGTTACCAGACTTCTTAGTGAATGCAGGGAAGTATCCAGTACCAGCAGTCAATGCACCACCTGCAGCCGAACCAGAGAATGGTTGGAATGCACGAACAGCGTATTGGTCAGCTTTAGATTCAGTAGCGAAGAATCCTGTGAAAGTTACAGTACGGTAGCTAGAAAGTGAACCAGTGAAGTCACCATCAAAGTTTACTGCAGCAGCTGTAGCTGAACCAGTAGTTACAAACAATGCACCTGGGTTAGCAGATACTACACCATTTTGAGAGTATCCAAAACGACCTGCACCATAAAGACCATCTTTAGGAGCACCAGTACCGTTAGTAACACCTTGAAGTGTACCAGTTTGGTTTTGACCAGTTGGATCATATCCAAAAGGAGCTTTGTTGTTACCATATTTGAAGTCTAAGTAAAATACTAGACCAGAAGGCAAGTTCATTGGCTGAACGCTAACGAATTCTTTAGCTGCGATCTCAGCAAAGATACGACGTACCAATGGAAGAGCTACACCGTGGTATTGCTCATATCCGCTTGTACCTTGTCCTGCAGTAGATACAGATCCTTCTTTAATTAATTGTTTTGCTTGGTTTTCCAAAAGGACAGCAACGGTTGATTTCTCGTTGTTCCCTTTCAAACCTTCCAAAAGGCCAGTCTTTGACCATTTAGAAATCAACGGCTTAACCTCTTGGGCGCGGTTGACATTTCCTAGGTTTTCGAATAAATTCATTTTTTGTTTTGTTAAAGGGTTTATTTGTTGTAGTTAACCAATGATTTGAAACGGTTTACGATATCATTGCTTTCAGTGATGATCTTAGTCTTTTTCTGTGGAGCAGATGCAAGACCTTCAGTCATTCTTTTCTTAGGTGCAGCAGTAGCTTTCACTTTACCAACTGATTCAGCCAAAGTAGCGTAGATCAATTTAGCTTCGCGTACGTTCTTAGCACGGTCGAATGTTTCAATGATTTTAACCTTTTGAGACTCAGTCAACTCACCTTTACGGAATAATTTGTTAACGAATAACAATTTAGCGTTAAGTAAGTTTACTTCGTTCAATTTGCTACGTAAGAATTTGATTACACCGTAAGCTTCGTTGAGTTCAGTTTTGATTTCTTCAACTTTCTCAGTCTCTTCTTCTTCAGCTTCTTCATCTTCTTCACGCAATGCGCGGATGATTTCTTCTAGGTCAACTTCTTCGTCATCTTCACCTTCAGCACCTTCGGTCTTAGGTTCAGACTCCTCTTCTTCGTCGCCCTCTTCTTCCATCATCTTTTTCTTTTTCATTTTCATCTTAGCTTCAGTCTTAGGAGCTTCTTCGTACTCTTCGTCCTCACCTTCCTCAAGTGATTCTTCTTCGTCCGAACCTTCTTCTTCTCCTTCAAGTTCGCGCAAGATTTCTTCCAACTCTTCATCAGAAATTTCTTCTGAATCGTCAGCTGGCATTTCTTCTTCCTCAGTAGGCATTTCATCCTCTGCAGGCATTTCTTCTTCTTCGGTTGGCATCTCTTCTTCAGCAGGTTCTTCAGCAGGCATTTCATCCTCCATTTCTTCACCTTCTTCTGAAACGATTCCAGCCATTTTTCGCATTCTTGCAATCTCAGTAGTCTCTTCTTCTGCAGGTGCTTCTTCTTCATCTTCCATCTCTTCTTTAATTTTGTGAGATAGCATTGATTGAAGTTTAGGAGCAAATGCTTCTTCAAGAGCTGCTTTAGCGTTTGCAAGCGCAGTTTCGCGTACGGCCTTAGCGTCAGCGATAGCATCTTTTAAAAGCTTGTTCATCTTTATTTAATGTGGTTTTTGACTTAACGTCCTATAGCTATTAGAGAGCTACAATTAGATACAATTACTAGGACGCTATAATAGGGATAGCGTATTATGATCATAAATAGTCACGCAAAAAGCAAAACCCACCTTGAAGGGTGGGTTCTACAAAAATTTTTTTATATATTATGCACTTTTTAGTCCAACTTTACCTAAGAATGATGAAACCTCTGAGGTTTTAACAGACGCCATTGCTGCTTCAAATGCTGCAAGTGAGAAACTACCACCATGAGCTGCTCCAGTCACCGCTCCTTTGAAAGCACCTACAGCTCCAAAACCACTATAAACTGCCAGACCTGCTATGATTGTGTAGTACAACATTTCTGCTGCTTTCTCTTGTGCACTGTCTCCTTCGATACCAGCCTTCTTGAAAATACCACTGATTTTAAGAATAAACTTCAAACCTTTGATATAGGCTTTATGCCATTTATGCGTAAACTCGATGATGTTGTGAGCAAACTCCTCCTCTTGACCTTTTGCTTGTCCTGGCTTAACTAGCTTCTTCCATACAGCTACCAACTTACCAATACCCTTAACAAAAAGCTCAACCACCTTAGGTAACGCTAAAATGAAACCAATGATTGCTATTGTACCAAGTGCCTCGTTTAACTCCTCTTCAGAAGACTCAACCTCTTGTTCAATCTCACCTTGATTATTCTTAAACTCGTTTCCTAAAGCTGTAAAAGAATCTTTCATTGCAGCATCCATTGCTGCTATCATTTTTTTATCCTCTTCCTCTCTGAGGATCTGTTCAACTATTAATCCAAGCTTTGCCATTATTTCTTTTTAAAGAAGTTTTTTACGTTTTCTGATATATCGTCAAAGTTTACAAGAACATCTACACCATCTGGTTGAGTTGTTACCAACACACCTTTTTTATCGATACTCTTAACAGTACCTTTATCGCTAACAAAGTTAGCATTGTTGTATTTTTTTACCGCACTAAGATTGAAACTAATCGGAATACCTGCTGGCTTTTCTGGAGCCGCATCTTTCTTCTCTTCTTCCTCACCCGCTTTTGCAGCAGCTTCTGGTCCACCCTTTTCAGCGGCAGCAAAAGGATTTGCCTCTTCCTCCGCTTCTAGAACGTAGGATTTTACAACCTTTTCGATTAGCTCTTTAACTTGCTTATTTAATTTCATAGTAGCGTGATAATGTGTGACCCATTTCTTCATATAACGATTCTAAGCGTTGCTGTAATTTAGCAACCTCTTTTACAGTTTTCATAAACTGCTCGTTATTTGATCGTAGACCTTTCATATTACGCTTCACAGTAATCTCATCAAACCATTCGTCAGTCTCCTGAAGAGCGATTCTTTCAGCATTCTCAACAATGTTGCTGATTGCAGTTGCTGCTTCACGCAAATCGTCAGTGCGATAAATCTTCGCACCATACTCGTTGAATCTAGAAACTGCTTCTAAAAACTGAGTTTTTTCGTTTAGTTCAACCTTTTGGTCGATGCTTTCTTTTATCTTTTTGAGTTTCATATTACATTATTGAGATTATATCACTGATAAGTGAGTTCACTTTATTGTATTTGTTGTTGTTGCTTACGCCATGAGATACACCCTCGTTTAGGTTATCCATGAAAGCACCTTGTGTTGATGGATTAGATACTAAGTCCCAACAAACGATTTCAAAATCGTCTTGCACCTCTACTCTACCCTCTCCTAGATTCTTAACAGAACCCATACCACGAGAGCTAATACCTAAGCGGATACCCGCTTTCAAAAGTTCTTTAGCAATGTTTCCAGATGGTGTAGATAGAATTTCAATTCTACCCATCAAGTCATTACCATCCCACCACAAATCTAAAATGTTGTGTGATACGTTTGCTAAGTTAACTACAGATGATTCTGGGTGATCTAATTCTCCTAATGCTCTACGTTCAGCTACAAATACTTTTTTGTATTTTTCACATTCACGCTTTAGAATAGGCATTGGATAGCTTCTACCATTCTGGTTAAAGTTCTTATCCATGTTTGAACTACCTCTCTGCATGACACCACTTACGATCAACTTGCCACTATTTTGGCTGATTGATTCGTTAATCTGCTCTGGTGTAAATTGTAAAGAGCCTATGAAGTCAACTATTACTTGCTTGCTCATGGTTTAAATTCTTTAGTTATGTTCTGTACTAATTGTTGTTCTTGATTGAAGTTTCCTAATCTAATCTCCTCATCGTAGGCTTGGTACATTAACTCACCATTACGATAATCGATAGCGTATGGCTCTCCATCGAGCATAACATCAAATTCATACCACTCAGTCCCTAATTGATTGTAGTCAATATCTTGAGGTTTGATAGTCAATCCAGCTTTTGCAAAAATTTGCACTAGCTTATCTTTTACAGCTGTAGCTGCCAACTCTTTTAAGTTTGCTAGACTGCGTGCTTTTTTGTTTATCTCAGATAATCTATTACTGATCTTTAGGATAGCTTCATTTGTACGCTTCCAATAACGACCGTTGTCTATTGCTGATTCGGTTTTTAGCTTGATACTGTGATCTAACGCTCTAGAGATTTCTCTAAGCATCTTGTTCACTTCTAATATCTTTCTGTTGACCTTTTGAACTTCGTTAGCTGTTGGATCAGTTTTAAAACTCTTATAGCTAACTTCGTGTAATTTTATTGTATGTGGATGTTCTTTTGGAGCCTTCTTGCTATATGCAAATTGCTCGTCTTCTAGATCAACCGCTTGAGTTCCGTCATCTGTAGGATCTCCTGTGAAAGCACCTGGTGTATGGAAAGCTCCTGCACCATCTGAGGTACTCCCTTCGTTACGTAGTTTTTTAATATACTTACGTACCTCTTCTATCTCTTTTAATGTTAGTTTCTTACTTGACATTTTTCAACTCTTTTAGTAGCTCATGATATAGAAGTAGTGATAAAACGTGATCTTCTTTAACAGACTTAATTTTTTCAAGTTTGTTAGTCATGCTAACAACTTCATTGAGTTTGATAGCAGTTATTTTATCTTGAACTTTTGGTAGCATTTTTTGAATAGCTGCTGCTACAATCTTACCCTCTTTAACGATAAACTGTTTTAAGCCAGCAGTATTAGATACATTATTAATGTACTCTCTTAAAATACCTTTTTGTTTTGTTGATAGGTTAGCGTACTTATCGTTGAATTTGTTTATCATCAACTTGTAAGCTAATAAACGAACTTCCTCATCTTGCTTCAAATAATCATCTACTGCAGCTTCTGCTGACTCAGCAAGTTTAATTTGGTTCTTTCTAGTGATGTGTTCGAGAATTGTATAACGACTCTTAACAACGTCAGCTACTTTAGCAACACTCACACCCTCAAAAATACGATAGATGGATGCATAGATTCTATACTCAGCTAGATTGGTTTTGAAGAAATCTTTAAGATCGTAGTGATTCTTAACCTCTTTAATCAAATTGTATTTGGTTTCGCTAAGCTTTGTTGCGTTCATTTTGTTACGCAACTTTACTACTGTGTTTAGTAGATAATTAGCTTTGCCACCATCGGTATACTTTTCATTCATTAGAGTTTGGTATAATACCAACTCCTTTGCGAGAATTGAATCAGCTTTGAAAAACTCTCTGATTATAGTTAAAGCCGGTGATTTCTCGACACCCTTAATTGTATCAGCCGCAACCTGACGCGTTAACAATTCAAATAGAATTGCCGTGTTCCTGATCTTGGAGTGTGTTGATTTTTTCATCTAATAATAAATATGTCGGTTTATGTTATTCTTCTTGTAAGATATTATCCTCGTTCAACAAATTTGAATTTTCTTCAAAACGCTCGGATTCAAATGTATCTTGTATTGCGTTTTTCTTTTTATCCAATTCTGTGATCAAACCTTCGTATAACGCTCTCTTCTTTGAACTCTCATAAACCTTGCGGATAGTCTTGTTTCCTAACGGATCCCATCCAAGTGGATGCTCATGTGTACCATGTGTTCCTGGTTCTTCTGGTCTTCCAGCTCCAGGCCATCCACCTTTTGGCATTTGTGCTTGCCTTTCATCGTACCCTTTTGGTACCTCTCCACTACCCTTATATAAAGCTGCTAAATCGTGAGGTGTTCCAAATGACTGTCCAGTCTTGATTGGATCATTACCTTCTGTTTTGATTTGCTCAATTCTAAACTGGGCTTTTGTATCTTCGATAATTCGGTTTTGCTCTTGTAGGTATTGCACTTCAGTCAATCCAAACAATTGCTCATAAACCCAATTACGACTGAATAACTTTTTCTCTATCATGTCACCAGCTAAGGTAACCTTACTAGTCCAAAGTTCAATCTTTTCCTTTTCATATACTGAAGATGGTGCTGTTAAACTTAAACTAAAGTCTACCAAATCCTCATCGGTAAATCCTTGAGTGTATAAATGTACAATTGCAATCTTATATAACTCAGATGTAATAATTTTCTGTACACGTTCAACTGTTCTAGCAAAACGGAAATCTTGAGATGCTAAAGTTGCTTTACCAGTTGTATCCTCTTCATATCCAAGATACGCTTTTGGAATCTTTAATGACCCTAGTAGACGATTCTTTAAGTACTCGATATCCGTAATACCATCATAGTTTAGACCTGCTAATGGTTCAATGTTAGTACCGCTTTCTGAACCACGAACCGGAAGATAAAAATCTTCAAGAAGGTTCTGCATGTTGTACTTCAAGTTGTATTGACCAGTCTCTGGATCAACGTATGGTACTTTCTTCATTCTGTTGATCATACCTTCCATGAAAGCATCTACCTCAGCAGGTGGAATGTTACCAATATCAATCTTAAAAATACGCTTATCTGGAGCACGCATAATACGATGAATCAACATCGCATCTTCCATTAGTGTGATCTGTTTCCAAACCTTTCTAGATGGTTCAATGATCGCTCTACCATACGGTAAAAAGTTTGTATCACTTAATAAGCGGAAGTGTGCAATCTCATAGTTATCATAAGTCTCACCCTCTTTACCAGCAGATGACATATGTGTCAATCCTGATACAGCTGTTGTATCTCTACGGAACTTAACCTTTGTAGGATTTTCTGGATCAAAGTTTTCTTCTCTGATCATCTCATAAGCTGAGATAGGTTCCACATTAATAACACCAAACTTTTCAGCAATATTTAAGTGTAGAAAGAAGTCACCATATTTGACCGTATTTCTAATCCAAGGCCATAAGTTAAACTCGATGTTCAATACATCGTAGAATAGGTTGTGTAGAACTCGTTGAACTTTCTCGTTTCCTGTGGTGATTGTTAACATATCACCATACTCGTTTTTAGCAGTACATTCGTCTGCATAAATGTCTAATGCTGACGAAATAATACTATCCGTGTCCATTGCTTCGTAATCACGAAACAACTCTAAACGAGTATATAATTGTAATTGACCGGCATGTTGAGACATACCAGGTGTTGTAGAGAAAAGTCTTGAAAATCGGTCGATTCGACGGTTTGTGTTTATGTTTCCGTCAGATTGAATGCGAGCTGTATCAATAACCTTTAGTTGGTTACCTCCCACATTACGAATGATCACATCCGTACTAAAGAGCTTTTGTAGCCTGCTAAAGAGTGTCTTATTTTCAGCCATTAGTGTTTATTTTTAATAAATAGTCGCGGCATCAAAGAAGCCATCCCATGTCCTCATTGTTCCCCTTATTGTCCGTCATATTCCACGGATTATTAGTTTGGGCTCTGGTATACACAGCTACGGTTGATTTGATATTATTTACTGCCACTCGGTTAATTTCTATACCTGCTTGTCTAAGTTTTAATGCTGTATCTCTGACCCATAACCCTTGACCAAAACACATGACCAAGTCATCGTTATAGCCTTGAGCTGCTTCAGCTCTACCAGCTCTCCATATGAACACATACAACTCATCAAGCAAGCGCTTACTCCTTATTATACAACTATTTTCACGGATAAACAACTCTAGCTTAGAAATAACTAAAGGTCTTGTTTTATGTGACATTGTAAACCCTGCAACCATATCAGTTTTAGATGCTAAGTCGTATCCCTTAGTTAGGAACTTATCTGAATCTAATGCATCTTGTTTGTATGTGTAATATAGGTTTGGATAGTTCCTATCAATAACTTGTTGAATTGCTGCCCATCCTACATTAGCATTCTCCACAACTAGTAATGCATTATTCCACTCTGTTGCTGCAGCCACTAATAGATTACCAAAATCCTTTGTTCCAACCTGACCCTTATATTCTGCTACTTGGCGACACGATTCAACCTCAATAACGTGGAAAGCAGAGTAGTCACTACCATCTCCACGAGCAACGTCGGCAGATAATATGTAGTTTTTTGTGTAGTCTGGAAACTCCCATACCCAGTAGTTACCATCAAAACCTCTTTTCTCAATTGGATCTTGAGCATAGGTCTGCATGTAGTATGTAATCAGCTCTGGTGATACGACGGTGTTACCTGATGTGCTAAAGTCACAGTCACACTCCTGAGCTGCAAGTCTTAAACCAAGCTCAGCATCTTGTCGATCTCTCCATGTTTGATCCCTCTCAGGATGCACTTGCCATGGAAGTCGTAGAGTCTTAAACTTATTCTCACCCGCTTCCGCCTTAGTCCACATTTTGTGGAAGAAGTTACCAGTACCATTAGGAGTTGATAATAAGATACCTTGACCACCCGTACTCAACGTTTGTTGTAGTGATGCCCACAGTTCTTCTGCTCCATCAACGAAAGCTGCCTCATCAATAATAACTAACGATAACGCTTCTGAACGTCCTGATGTTCCTGTGCTCGATACAGCTTTGATTTGTGATCCGTTTGAAAGTCTCATTGAAAGCTTGTTACTCTCGACCGCCTTCAGCTTTAACCAACTAGGTAAATTATCAAACATCACTCGTACCTTTGTTACAAGGTTCTTGGATGTGTTCTGGTCAATCGCAACTACAAGTACGTTCTTATCATTTTGGAATAAAATCATCCAAAGCGCATAACCTGCAATAAGTGTTGAGATACCTAGCTGTCTAGATTTTAAGATGATAACCCTGTCGTTATCTTGAAACTCTTGTAATGAGTCTTCTTGGTAAGGATATAGATGAAATGGAATTTTTCCCTTAGTAGGGTGCTGAATCATACAATACTTCTTCATGAAGTAAGTTGCAGACTTTGCACACTTTAGGTACTCCTCCTTGATTATATCTTTTAAAGTCTTTTCTGACATGCGTAACCAGTGTTGTTATGGTATCAAAAAACCAATCAACGTTGTTAGGAATAATGCACCTACTGTACCTCCCAACACCCTTGTTGTTTTTCTCAACCTAGTATTATCTTTTTCCAAATCGGAAACAATCAACACATACTTAGATTCTTTCTCTTTGTAGAGTTGAATTTGTTGTGTGTAGTTTGCTTCTTTTTGGACATAGGTTTGGATGATACTATCTTTCAACTCTACCTTTTGCTCAGTGAGTTGTAATAGCTGTATAGTTTGAGTTAACTCGGCTTTTGCTGAATCTCCTTTTACTAGATCAACTGCAATTTTCGATCTCTTGTTTCTGTTTTGCGTAACGATCAGCGTCACCAATCTTTGGTGCTTTGTACATAAAATAGTAAATCAGCAATGCTGCGATGACTACTATTAACATTAGGTTTGTTCTTGTAACTCTTGCTTGCATATTATCTTAGTTTACGCTCAGTCTTAGCTGAGTAGTTTTTATCAACGTAGTTGAAGAAGTTTTTCTTTCTCTCCGGATCTTCCAAATCAGCTGGTGATTTGATATCAAACTTAACCATTGCTTTTTTGAAAAACTCTTGATAAGCTGTATCCTCTTTTAGACGTTTTATGATATGTGCCGTTTTCATTATTGTATGATGTTTGATTTTACAGCTTGTAATATTTTTAATTTACCCTCACTAGAAGCATTAAACATAGTGATTAAGTCACCAACCATAGTTACCAAATCATCTTGCTCAACTGGCTCTGTACTAGTTTTTAGCTTTTGTACAAATTGATCCATTGCATCTTGGAAGTCTTGGTTTAATCCAACTTCCGGTTCTGGTTCTGGAGCAGGTTCTGGCTTAGGTTCTTCTTTAGGCTTTTCTTGCGGCTTAGGTTCAGCTACTGGTTTGTCAGTGGGTGTTTCAGGAGTCTCAGGAGTTTCTGCAGCTGGAGTTTCCTCTGTGCTCTCCTCATCCGCTTCCATGATCTTACGAATCTCTTTTTGGATATAACGACGCAATAAGCTTTCAGCTAATTGTGATTTTGTCCTATTCTTCTTCATTTTTTAACGCGTTTATATATAAATAGTATGTGTTAAGCTTTAAGACCTTTCTTATATTGCCATCGAAATAATCTCACCTTCCATTATTTTTTATTTTGGTTCGACCTTACAGAAATCACTTTCTGCATATGCTCTCTCACAAGTTTGCGTACTTGCTCTTGCAATTTACCTTGCTCATAAGCCTCTACTTCTTGCTCCAGTTGATTGAAGTCTTCTATGTCGGCTGTACGAACAAACTCGACAGCTCTTCGAAAGGTTTTAAAGTTTAGTTGATCCATTAATTTTGGATCACGGAATATTTTACGAAGTAGTTCTCTTACACCAACAGAGTTTATAGTCAATTCATTTACACTCTCATTTGCATTAAGATGTAAAGCTGCTAAATATTTACGCAATGCTTCTTTGTTGCCATCTGTGCAACCTACCTTCTCACCACCATCTTTTTTGTAGACGCAGTATTGATCTCCGACCTTTCTAGCTGTATATGGCATTATGCTTTTCCTTTTTTGATTGCTTCCTTAAGCATCTTATCAATTGCTTTGGTTGCTGATTCTTTAAATGGTTCTTTGAAGTTAATCTCACCTGATTGGAAAGCTGTGTTAACAGTTGCTTGAGTTGTCTTATCTCCAGACTTACCTGCTTGTGGCATAATTGTTCGTGGATAAGGTCCTTTCATTTTGATAATAAGTGCGTGTGACTTACCGATATACTTAGCTACAGCTGCTCTATTTTTAGCATCAGCAGCATCTCGATCGTTGTTAGGTACTTTTAATCCCACCTTTGTAAAAATCTCAGGAGCATATTTTGCAAACTTTTGAACTTCTGCTTTACCTATATTGTCTGTAACATATTTTATCACCTCTTCAGTGCTAGTAGCCATTAAATCCTTTCCTTCAAAAGGTTTAGTAACAACTTTTCCTGCTTTTGCTGCGATTGCTAATTGCATTGCTTTAAGTGCATCTTCTGCACCCATTCCTGCTGGAGCTTTCATAATGTCGCACATCATTTGAGCTTTTGGATTAATCATAAAGCAAAGTGACCATCTATGATGTCCATCTAGGATTGCTACTTGACCATCCACTTCAGCACACAATACTGGAATCTTTCCATCTGGTGATGGCATTTTTACTGGGTTGGTAAAAGCTGCATCAATAGCTCCGTACTTATCGTTGATAATATCATCAAGGCTGTTTCCGAATCCTATTTCTGCTTGTGTTGGAAACATTTTGGTTGCAGGAATTGGTGTAGTATTAAATGGCACTTTTTCATCTTCTGGTTGACCATCTTCAGTACCTTTGTTAGCAGCTGCTTTGAACTCTGCATCCGATGCTTTAGCTTTTAAGTCAGCTACAGCACCAGCAAGATCTTTATCCATTGCTTTTTTCAAATCATCTGCTGCATCCTCTATAATAAGGAGTCTGTGCATTTCTGTGTTGTAATAGTCTTCAGAAATGACTCTGGCTTTCAATTGCCAGTCTAATTTTTGTTTTAAGTCTTTTACGTTTGCCATGTTAATTGATATTGTATAAATAGGATAACCTTACCACTTTCGGCAAGACCAATATCTTGGTTTGTGTCTTGGTCCTGGGTTATCGCAGTTGTGTCTTGCTCTAAACGATCTACGTCTTTCTGGATT